AGACCCGCCGCACCTTCACCCCGGTCCTGACCACGCGGAAGTTCGATTTCCCGGACGCGGTGATGTCATCGCGGACCTGGAAACTGTGGCTCCAGCGCAACGAGATCGTCTCCGTCACCCAGCTCGCTTCCGGTGGCCGGACCATCAGCCCCTCACAGTTCATCGTGCGCCGGGCGGACAACGGTGACGAGCCCCCGTTCGACTGCATTGAGATCCTTCTCAGCGGCCAGGCCACGTTCGGCGGCGGTCCCACCTACCAGCAGGACATCCAGGTGACCGGCTGGTTCGGGTTCAACGACGACCAGCGCACGTCCGGATCCCTGGCTGCCAGCGCCACCTCCGGCGATGGCACGGTCCTGGTGGACGCGACCGGATCCGCGGCGATCGGCGTGGGGGACCTGCTCACCATCGGGACCGAGCGTCTGGACGTGACCGGCCGCCGTGCGGCCACTACGGGGACCACGCTGGCCGCGGACCTGGCGGCCAACACGGCCGTCACCGCGGTGACCGTGGCCGCCCCCGGGATCCAGCCGGACGAGGTAATCACGGTTGGTACGGAACGCATGCTGGTGATCGACGTGGTAGGCCCCGCGCTGTCCGTACGCCGGGCGTGGGACGGCACCGTGCTGGCCGCGCACACGTCCGGCGACACCGTGTACGCCGCGCGCCTGCTGACCGTGGAACGGGCCGTGAGCGGCACCACGGCCGCCGCGCACAGTTCCGCCGCGGCCGTCACGCGGCTCCGGGTCCCGGGGCTGGTGGAGTCCGTGACGCGGGCGGAGGCGCTGAACACCCTCCTGAACGAGCGCGCGGGGTACGCCCGGGTGTCCGGGTCGGGGGAAACCGCGCAGGAGTTGCGCGGCACCGCGCTGGCCGCTCAGCGGGCACTGCTCCGCCAGCGCTACCGGCGCCAGGCGTTCAGCGAGGCGGTGTGACATGCCGAACTTCAACGTGTCCGTACGCACCTCCGGCCCCGTGTTCGACGGCCGCGCGGTCCGCGCGGCCCGGGACTTCCAGCAGGCGGCGGAAAAGGCAGTCGCGCAGGAGGGCGCCAAGCGGGTGCGGGTCCGGCTGAAGAAGGTGCTCCGGCACCCGACCGGCTACTACATGGGCCACATCGCGGCGGAGAAGGTGAACAACCTCTGGGAGGTCAACGACGACGGGATCGTCTACGGCCCGTGGCTGGAGGGCACCGGATCCCGGAACCGCACCACGCGTTTCAAGGGGTACGCCACGTTCCGCATGGTCAAGTCCTTGCTGGACGCCCAGTCCGCACAGATCGCTCAGCGTGAGCTGCCCCGGTACCTGGCGAGGATGAACGGATGAGCGTGAACACGGCCGGTCTGCTGACTGCTCTCCAGACCCTGGGACAGAGCTCCGGGATGTTCGAGCAGGTCATGCTGCACGAGCCCAAGTCCGCCCCGTCCGCCGGCGGCCTCACCCTGTGCTTCTGGCTCGACCGTACGCTGCCGTTCGCGGAGGGTTCCGGCCTGGCCGCGGTGGGCATGGCCGCGGTCGTGAACGCCCGCGTGTACTGCAAGTTCCTGGCGGAGCCGGAGGACGCGATCGACACCGCGATAGCCGGCGGTGCGGACTTCCTGATGTCCCAGCTCTGCGGGGCGTTCACGCTCGGCGGGCTGGTCCGCAACGTGGACGTCTTCGGAGAAAGCTTCGACCGCGGGCTGGAGCTGGAGTACGGCTACCTGACCCAGGACGGGACCGTGTTCCGCGTCGCGGAACTGACCATTCCCCTGATCCTCAACGACGTGTATGTGGAGGCGCCGTGACCAAGACAAGCGGACTGGGTGACGGACTGATCTTCGGGTCCGCGGACATGAGCGGGGACGTGCAGCAGCTCAACTCGCTGTCCACCCCCCGCAGCACGTTCGACTTCACCGGCATCGACAAGAAGGCCATGGAGCGGCAGACCGGGACCGTGGACGGCCTGCTGAACATGACCACGTTCTTCAACCCCGGGGCTGCCGCGAACGCCGCGCACCTGGTAGCCCGTACCCTGCCCCGTACCGATGTGCAGCTGGCGTACCTGCGCGGTACCACGCTGGGCTCTCCGGCGTTCTGCATCCTGGGCAAGCAGGTCAACTACGACCCGTCCCGGGGTACGGACGGATCGCTGACCTTCGCGGTCAACGTGCCGGCCAACGGATCCGGGGCGGAGTGGGGGGACCAGCTCACCCCCGGCAGCCGGACCGATGTCGCGGCCACTCCGACCCCGACCGCGGTGGACCTGACCACGGTCAGCACGGCGTTCGGGTGGCAGGCCTACCTGTTCGTCCAGGCCTTCACCGGTACCTCGGTCACCGCCACCATTCAGGACAGCGCGGACAACGCGACCTTCGCCACGCTGACCGGAGCCGCGTTCACCGCGGCCACCGCGGCCGGCGTACAGCGGCTCCAGGGCGGTCGGACCGCGACCGTGCGCCGGTACCTGCGGGTGGCGACCACGGGCACGTTCAGCTCCGCCACCTTCTCAGTCGTGTTCGTCCGCAACAAGAACACGGTGTCGCTGTGAACCTGAACAGCGCGGTGGACCTCACCCGCCGGTACCGGATCAGCGCTCCGCTGGACACCCATTTCCGGCAGGCGACCTGCGCGGAAGTGGACTGCCCGCAGTACCTCATGGGCTGGAAGCTTCGGTACGACACGCTGACCGAGCAGCAGCGGTACGACGTGGATCACTGCGGGCGCCGGTTCGTGATCGAGGACGGGTTCGCCGTGTTCGAAGCCGGTCAGACCTGCTTCGCCTACCGGCGGCACCGGACCAGGCTCGACATCCCGGAGCACTTCCTGGTCCGGGAGGGCCGCGGCGGAGTGCTCACGCACGCCAGTGCGGAGGACTGGACCGATGACCTGCACACCCACACGGACAAGGTGTCCGAACAGAAACAGAGGGGCTGAACCATGGCGAAGCAGAGCGGCCTTGGATGGACCACGCTCAGCGTGGACTCATCCGTACCGACCCTGACCGATATCAAGAACGACGTGACCAACTTCGACTTCGCCACCCCGCGCGCGGTCCAGGACGTCACCGGAGTGGACAAGTTCGCGACCGAGCGCCTGCTCCTGCTCGCGGACTTCACCATCACGCTCAACGGCGTCTTCAACATCGCCGCGTCGCACGGCGTGTTCAAGGACGTCGCCGGCACCAATGTAATCCGCACGTGCTCGCTGGTCATCAGCGCGCAGACGCTCAGCAACGAGTGCGTGTTCACGGACTACGCGGTGTCGCGGCAGACCGGCGGCGCGCTCACCTGGTCCGTGCCCGGGGCGCTGGCGGACGGTACCGCCCCGGCCTGGTCCTGACCCGCTCCACCCGACAGACCTACGAGAGGCAGGCCGCGATGGGGTTCCGACCCAAGAAGCGGACGCAGAGCGTCATCATGCCGGAGGACTCCGAGTGGTACGGGCTCGAAGTCGAGCTCGTGCCGATGGACTTCGGCATGTGGCTGGAGCTGACCAACAGCGGCGCGGACGGGCTGTCCATGCTGGACGTCATCCACTCCGTGGAGAAGATGTCGCACAGCCTGATCAGCTGGAATCTGGAGGACCCGGACAGCGGGGAGCCGGTGCCGATCGATCAGGCCACGATCATGAAGCAGGACAAAGACATGCTCATGGCCCTGACCGGCCGGTGGGTGAACGCGACCACGGGCGTGTCCGACCCTTTGCCGGAGACCTCCAGCGATACGGCGCCGCTCCCGGAGGTATTTCTGCCGACGGAAGACCTGTCCCCGCTCCCGGGGAGCTCCGACGTGCCCGTCTGATCCTGTCCCTGTGTGATCGTTTCCACTGCCTTCCGAGCCAGATCCTGGCGGAGCCGGCGGAGTTCCTGCGCCTGATCGAGATCAACCACCTGGCTCAACCGCCCGAAGGTACCGAGGAAGGGGAGTGGGACGATGGCTAACGCCGTACGTATCGCGGTCACCGGTACCAGCGAGGACGCCCAGCGCGCGATCAACGAGGCGAACAAGGCGGCCAAGAAGGCATCCTCGGAGGGTCTGAAAGACCTCAAGGGCGCCCTGATCTCACTCGCCCCCGCCGCGATCCCCGTAGCTGCCGCCCTGGTCCCGATGGCCGCGCACATGGGCGCCGGGGCGGTGGCCGCCGGGGCGTTCGGGGCGGCCCTGATCCCGCAGGTGAAGGCGCTCACGGATGTGAGCGCGGCGCAGGACAAGGTGACCGCGGCCCAGCTCAAATACGGGGCCGGGTCCAAGCAGGCGGCAGCGGCCAGCGACCTGGTGTACGAGTCCATGAAGGCGCTGCCGCCGGCCACCCGGCAGTCCGCGGCGGCCTTCCTGGTCCTGAAGGACAGTTACAAGAGCTGGTCGGATTCCCTGTCCGGCAGCACTATGCCGGTTTTCACCAAGTCGCTGGAGATCGCCAACTCGCTGCTGCCCAAGACCTCGGGCCTGGTCAAGGGTGCCAGCACGGAGTTCAACCGGCTGGTCACCGCGCTGGCCGGTTCGATCGCCAGCCCGGGGTTCGACGCCCTGGACAAGAGGTTCACGAACTTCGCTACCGGGTCCTTGAAGTCTCTGGTGGACGGGGTGATACACCTGTCCCGGGCGCTGTCCGAGGGGAAGGCGAACGGGCCGGCCAGCCAGTTCATGGACTATGTGGCCAAGACCGGGCCCCAGGTCAAGGACACGCTAAAGAACCTGGCGGAGGCGCTGCTGCACATCGGGGAGGCGGCGGCCAACGCGGGCCCCGGCATGCTGACGATCGTGAACGCGCTGGCCAAGCTGATCTCTTCCATCCCGCCCGCAGTGCTGACCCGGCTGCTCCAGCTGTACACCGCTACCCGACTGATCGGTATGACGTCCGCCGGAATCATGGCGACCAGTAGGGCACTGGAAGCCGTGGCGGCAAGTGCGGTACTGGCCGGGCGTGCGTTCGGGTCTGCCAGCCTGCTGCCCAGCGTGGCCGGTCTGAGCGCCGCGTTCGGCACATTGAGTACGACGGCCCGCCTGAGTATCGGTATCGGCCTGGTGGCCGCCATGGGGCTGACCCTCAAGCACTTCGTGGACGAGGCCGGCAAGGCGAAGCTGTCCACGGACCAGGTGAGCAAGGGGTTCACGGAGCTGGCGGCCGGCGGGTCCGCGGCGGACGCCGTGGGAAAGATCAGCGACGCCCTGGACGCCCTGAACAAGAACCCGGGCGGCGGCCTGGTCAAGGACAACTCGGTCATTGGGCTGATCTTCGGCGGCAGCGCTAAGTCCTCCGCAGAGAAGACGATCAAGAACGTTGACCAGGCACTCGCGAACATGGTCAAGAACGGGGACGCCACGGAGGCCGCCGCCGCGCTGGCCAACTTCCAGAAGGAGTCCGGTAAGAAGATCCCGACCGATGACCTGAAGAAGTACGCCAGCGCACAGAAGGACGTGGCGTACGAGGCGAAACTGACCGCCCAGTCCCTCGGGCTGTTCGGAGAACAGTCGATCGCGGTCCAGAAGAAGTTGGACTCCCAGAAGCAGAGCGCTCAGGGGCTCCAGCAAGCGATCTTCGATCTGAACGACGCGTACCGGTCGGGCCTGGACACCATGTCCGACTACCAGCAGGCGATAGACGACGCGACCAAGGCGATCAAGGGCCACGGCAGCGCTCTGCACTACACCAACGGCGAACTGGACCTGAACACCCAGGCGTCCCGGGACGCCTACGCGCCGCTGTCCAAGCTGGCCAGCACGGCGCAGGCCGCCGCCGCTGCGGCCGTGACCCAGGGCAAGGGCCAGGCGTACGCGAACGGGATCCTGATAGACGCACACGCCCAGCTGGTCAAGGCCGGTGAGGCGATGGGACTTACGTCCAAGGAGGCCAACAACCTCGCGGACAACCTGGACAACATCAAAGACCCGAAGATCCAGATCACGGGGACGGCGGCCCGGCTCAACGCGACGATCGACGCCGCGAACAAGAAACTCGCGAGCATGCCCAAGTCCAAGACGGCCGCACTCAAGGCCGACGCCGCCCAGCTGAACAGTGTGGTCCAAGAGGCGAAGAACACGCTCAAGAGCCTGCACGACAAGACCGTGTCGATCAAGACCACGTATTCCGTGGTGGGCGGCTCGGGTACAACTGTGGCGCACGAGGGCGGCGGCTACGCGTCCGGTGGCCTGGCCAAGGTGGGGGAGGTCGCCTGGGTGGGTGAGGAAGGCCCCGAGCTGATGCAGGTCACCCCGGGCGGAACCAGGATCTTCAACAGCACCGACTCCAAGGCCATGGCCCGGAAGTCCGGCGCCAAGATCCCGGGGTACGCGTCGGGTACGTCGGCAGCGGAGCACAGCGCGGCGGCCGGCGGCCTGAGCGGTCTGGGAGTCTCGTACTTCGGGCAGGCCGCCGGGTACCAGCAGAGCTCGTTCCAGTCGTCCACGTCCAAGGGCGCGGGCAGCGTGAACGACCTGGTGAACACGCTCAACGCATGGAAGGGCACGATCAAGGCGGCCACCCACGGAGCCGAGGAGTCCAAGCTGGTCAGCGCGTTCGACCGATTCGGTCAGGCCGCGCTGAAGAACGAGGCCAAGTTGTTGCAGGTCTCCGACCACCTGTCGGCCGCCCGGGACAAGCTGGCGTCGCTCAAGGACAGCTTTGCCCAGCTCAAGGACTCGATCTCCAGCAGCATCGTGTCCGCCGGGTCCATCGCCAAGGGCGGCTCGGGCAACAGTCTGGGGATCGTGGAGACTCTTCAGGGCAACGTGGACGACGCGAAGAAGTTTGCGGCGGACCTGGCCGCGCTGAAGAAGAAGGGCCTGAACAGCCAGTCCCTGTCCGAGCTGGCGCAGGCCGGGGTGGACGGCGGCCTGTCCGCCGCGGACCAGCTCAGCGGGGCCAGCCCGGAGTACATAAAGAAGATCAACGCCTTGGAGAAGGAGTTGCAGGCCGCCGGGGCCAGCGCGGGCGGCACGGCCGCGGACTCCATGTACGGCGCCGGTATCAAGCAGGCGCAGGGCATCGTGGACGGGCTGGCCAAGCAGCAGGCCACCCTGAACAAGATCATGGCCAACGCGGCCAACGCGATGGCCGCCCAGCTCAAGAAGGCTTTCAGCGGCAAGGCGGTGGGCGGCCCCGTGGGCGCCGCGGCGACCGGCGGACCGCGCAACGACCTGACGTGGGTGGGGGAGGGCGGCCCCGAGCTGGTCAGCCTGGCCCCGGGCAGTTCGGTACGGCCCCACGCGAACTCGATGATGGACGCCCGCGGCCCTGCCAGCGGCCAGCCCATCAATCTGACCGTGATCCTCGGGGGTACGGAGATCGGTACCGCGATCATCGACCCGTTGCGCGGAGTGATCAAGAACCGGGGCGGTAACGTACAGTTCGTACTAGGACAAAGGGGCAAGTAATGCACCGGTATAAGTGCTGGAACGGGCCCATGCCCACCACGGCGGCCCAGGCCAAGGTGACCACGGGCACCGCGATCAAGACCATGTTGCAGATCGCCACCCCCTCTACCCGAATGATGACGCTCATCGCCTGGGGTTACAGCATCGACGTTCCGCCGGCCACCACGGGCACGGGTGTGGTGGAGCTGCTGCAAACCGACGTAGCGGCCACTGTGGTGGCGCACGTGGCCTCCGGGGTGCAACCGGTGGACCCCAACCTGCCTGCGTCCCTGGTGACGCTGAGTACTGCGGCCACGGGATACACGGCGTCCGTGGAAGGCTCTATCACCGGTACCCGTATCTTCGACGTGGTACAGGTACCTGGACTGACCGCCGGCGGGGACGGGATCAACCCGTACGTGTACCAGTGGATGCCGGATGAACGCCCTATCGTGAGCGTCAGCAAGTGGCTCCGTGTGCGGGCGACGTTCAGTGCGGCCGTCAACATGTCCTGCTGGGTTGTCTGGGACGAATGAAAGGTAAAGTAATGGACCGCAATAAAGCAGCTCTTTCTGTCGGTATTGTAGCGGCGGCAGCGCTTTATTTCCTGGCGAATTCGGGGGCAGGAGCGGGAGCCGACGAACCTCCCGTGGTGAGTTCAACACAGAAGGAGGCGTTTTCGGGTGAACTACCGGACTCCACCTATACCTACGCGAGCTTTCATTGCGGTGATGTGGAAGGCGGAGGAAATATGCTCCTGTCCGCCAATGCATACCGGCAAATAGGGTCAGGTCCTGTAACTCCTCTGGCGGTAGTGGATTACACGGCGACCACTTTCCCGGAAGGTGCGGTGGTGGTTCTCGACAACGATTCGGGTCATGACGAGATGTACCGTGTAACCCTGATCTGTGGCACGGCTATCGAAAACTAGGAGAACAGGTAATGGCTTCGGTTGCGGTTCGTTACGCAGGCTGGTTGCGCCGTATGGGCGCACAGGCCGGCCCGCTGGGAATCGCACCGGGGGCAGTGGGGGAAGTGTCCAACCAGAACCCCATGATCGAGCTCCTGATCGACGGGTCGTGGGTCAACATCACCTCCAAGGTGATGGTGCGGGACAGCGGCGGCCAGATCTCGATCAGCCGCGGACAGACCTCGGAGGGGCAGAACCCGGTACCGGGCACATGCACCTTCCAGCTGAACAATCAGGACGGCCTGTTCAGTCCGGCCAACGCCATGTCCCCGTACTACGGGAAGATCGGTCGCAACACCCAGGTCAGGGTCAGCGTCCCGAAGGGCGACGACAAGTCGTACCGGTTCTGGGGAGAGATCCCCGCGTGGCCGGAGAGCTGGGACGTGACGGGCCGGGACGTCTGGGTGGACATCTCAGCGGCAGGGATCCTGCGCAGGCTGAACCAGGCCAGCACGCCGCTCCGCAGCACCATGTACCGCGGCCTGATGTCCCCGGCGGTGACGACCACTCCAGAGGCGTACTGGCCGCTGGAGGACATGTCCGGAGCTACATCGCTGGCGTCCGCGCTGAGCGGCGGGCCGCCCATGGCCATCACCGGCGCCCCCACGCTGGCCTCCGACACCGGGTTCAACTGCTCTACCGCATTGCCCGTGATGGCCGGGGCCTCGTTCACCGGAACGGTACCCAAGTACGTGGTGACCGGACAGTCACAGGTGCGGTTTTTGATGTACCTCCCGAATGCCCCGGCCAATGGAACGCAAATTGTAAAGTGTGCTACCACTGGAGGAACTGTCCCTTATTGGGCGGTGGCGTATGGAACGGGGGGAAACCTAGCTATACGCGGGTTGGATGCGGATGGAATAACGGTATTGTTCGACAGTGGTTTCGGTACTCTTTCTGTGGACTCTGCCCGTATGAGAATATCCATGGAGCTAACCCAAAACGGCGCCAATGTAGACTGGGCCCTGTCCGGAATTAATGCCGTTACTGGATCCATACTTGGTATATCGGGCACTTTCGCAGGAGTTACTGTAGGGCGCTTTACTACCGTTACCGTGACCCCGGGTCGGACCATAACCACAGGAGTTTTTGGGCATACGAGTGTACAATCCGATGTTACATCGGTATTCGACCTAGTAGACCAGACCACAGCTTTTAATGGCGAAGGGGCGACTGTACGAATTGGTCGTTTGTGCAGGGAGCAGGGGATAAATTTCGTCGCCTTCTCGGGGTCAACTACTGATCCCATGGGTCCTCAGCTGCCCGCTACTTTCCTTTCTCTTATACAGGAATGTATAGAGGTGGATCAAGGAGTTTTGTTCGAGCGCGAGACTGCTTTCGGACTGGCTTACCGTCCTCGCGCGGCTATGTACGGAACTTCGGCGCGGCTCACCTTGTCCTACCCGGGTAATCAGCTATCACAAGTTCCGAATCCAGTGCCTGATGATCAGAACACCAAAAACTCAGTAACTACGTCCCGGCCTAGCGGATCATCCGCAACGTCCACGCTGGAGACAGGGCCGTTGTCGATCCTAGACCCGCCTAACGGGGTAGGGCCGTCTTATTCAGATTCGATCACGGTAAACGTTGAATCGGACTCGGACCTTTTGCAGCGGGCTGCATGGAGAGTTCACCTGGGCACCGTGGACGAGCCCCGATACCCGGCGGTCAGCGTCAACCTCGCCCGATCAAGCATGGTGACGGTACGTTTTAGTGCACTGAACGTTCTCTTCGGTTACCGTATAGTCGTAACGTCTCCTCCTTCTCGTATTGGCGGGGATATCTCGCAGCAGGTCATCGGCATCCAGGAGACGATCACCTTTTTCGAGCACAAGATCACGTTCGTGTGCCAGCCCGAGTCCCCGTACCATGTCGGTGTCATCGGGTCCACGCGCAAGAACTCGGGCGCCTCGTTCATCTCCCAGGACATGACTCCCACCGATGCCAGCGTGAATGTGTCGGTCCCCAGTGGCAGCGCGGTATGGACGAACTCCGCCGCCAGCCCCACGGATTTCCCGTTTGACGTCATCGTCGGAGGGGAGCGGATGACCGTTACCGCGATCACGGGCACGTCCAGTCCGCAGACGTTCACGGTCACGCGTTCGGTGAACGGAGTGGTGAAAACCCACCAGAACAACGATCCGATAGATCTGTTCGACATCAGCTACGCAGGATTGTGAGACGGTAATGGTTGCAGGATGGCTCGCCGGCCAGGCGGAAACCGCGGACCGGTCCAACGACCTCCACCCGCGTACGATCAACTTCGCGGCCATCACCGCGACCACGGGAACGTCCGCGTCCACCACGGAAATGGCGGCCATCACCTCCCCGTCCATCACGTTCAGGAACGGGCGCGCGTTCCGGGTGACGTTCAAGGGCAACGCGATCATCACCGTAGCCAGTGACCAGGCCGAACTACGGATCCGGAAGACGGACACGGTCACCAACCCCGCGCTCCTGGACTCGTTCCGGTCCCCCACCGGTGCCGCGGCCGGCACGTACGGGTTCTACTACCAGAACATCGTCATTAACACGTCCGGCTCCGACATCGCCGCGCCCCTGGTGGCCACCTTCGCCCGGGTGACGGGCGGTACGGGGAACGTGAGCATCTTCGCCTCCGCCCTGTTCCCGGCCTATCTGGAAACCGAGGACATCGGCAGCTCCGACGACTTCACGGGCGCCGCGACCATGACGTGAGCCGGCCCCGGTACCCGCTTGCGCTGCCCTCCGAGGGGCTTTCGTCGCGGGTACCGGGGCCGGGAGGTTCAGGGCTGGACTGTGCGGGTCACCGCTCCCGCGGGAGCGGTGTCGACCTGGTAGGTGGCGTGCCCGGCGGTCAGGGCGCACCACGCGAACAGGCCGGCGAGCATGAGGCATATCCCGTTCACGATCGGTCCCTTCTCAGCACGCGGCCAGCAGGCGCGCGGCGGCGGTGTGGTAGCAGGTCCGGCCGTTCTCGCCCGCCGGGCAGGTGCAGGTCCCGTTGTCCAGGTTGGTGAAGTACTTGTCAGTGCCGTCCGAACTGATAGCGAAGAACCAGGTGGGACGGCGGAGCGGGATGATGGCGCCTTCCGCGATCAGTTCCAGCGCGTCGTCTACCTGACGGACGCTGTACTCCGCCACCAGGTCCACCGCTACTCGCTCGGGGACCGCGTACACCGCCTCCAGCGCCACCGTGCCGAACCCGAGCCGCCGCACCCGGCCCGCCGCGCTCTCGCTCTTCAGCGCGCGGTTCTGAGCACGACGAGTGCGGAGGATCCGGCGGGCGGTACGGGCGGTGGCGTTCATCTGGGGCTCCCTCTATCCGGCTGGTTTGTTCAGTATGGCAGCAGTGGACAGCAGTAGTCAAGAGTGGACTGGGATCGAGTTCAGGGTCACTCTCTGCAATACCGGGCCGAACGCGTACATTGGGCGGGAGACAGACGAGAGGCGGAGAGCATGGTGTACAGCTACGCGGTGGACGTGTCGGGCAACCAGCCGTCCCACCAGAACTGGAAGTCCTTCGGCGTGCACATGGGCATCGCCAAGGCCACCGAGGGGCAGCACAGGCGGGACGCCTGGTTCATGCGGCACATCGCGGATATCAAGACGGCCGGCCTGGTCCGCGGCGCCTACCACTTCGCCTGGCCGAACCAGGCCGTAGGTGCGGAGGCGGACAACTACATCGCCGCGGTCAGGGGGTACGCCGGCCCCGGGTTCGTGCACATCCTGGACCTTGAGCCGTACGACGACGACCGGAACTACACGGGCCGGACCGACGCGCAGATCCGTACGTACGCGATCGCCTGGGTGTCCTATGTCAAGGCCGCGTTCCCCGGGCAGCGCGTGCTCTGCTACACCCCCGGCGACGCTGTGTCCCGGCACTACCCGTCCAACGCGGACGGTTACTGGTACCCGGCCTACCCCGTACAGGGCCGGTCCTTCGCCGCGGCGGCCGAAGCCGTCCGGCCCACGACTGGTTACGGACCGGTCTGGGGTTGGCAGTTCACCTCCGTGCCCCGGGACCAGACCGTGGTCTACATGAGCCCGGACGCGCTCCGTACCTGGTCCGGGATCAAGGCTCCCGTTCCGCCCGTCACACCCGTTCCGAAACCGGAGGTACCCGTGGCCCTGACCGACGCCGACGCGGCCGTGATCTGGAATCACGCGCTGGCGTCCCCGACCGCTGTCGAAGGAACCGACCCGCACCGGCCGGCCGGTACCTTCCTCGCGTACGGGGACGCGCACTACGCACAGACCCTCGAAGCGATCGCCGCCCTGTCCGCCAAGGTGGACGTGCTGGCCGCCGCGGTGGCGGCCCTGAACGGAGGTACCGCGACATGAGCATCCCGAACCCGTGGCTGGTAGAGGCCAAGGTGGTGGCCACCACGGCCGCCATGGCGCTGGTCGGTGTGGGACTGACCGTGCTGAACGAGGTACCGGGCAACGCCTCCCTCATGGGCTCGGTACCCGGGTGGCTCCAGGGCCTGATCACGCTGGCGGCACCGCCCCTGATCACTTTCGTGACGGGATGGCGTACGCGGCACACCCCGCGTCCGGAGCTGGGAGCGTAACCGAGTGGACCAGGGAGCCGACCCGCTGACCCTGCTGCTGAACCTGGGGCCGGTGGGCGCCTTCCTGGTCCTGTGGCTTACGGGGCGCGTGGTCAGCAAGGCAGAATACGACCGCGCGGAACGGAGAGCCGAGGAATGGAAGCAGCAGTACGTACGGGAGGCGGAGGCCCACGACGTGACACGCCAGGCGGCGGTGCGGGACCGGGAGCGGTCGGACGCGGGGGTGGAGGCCTCCCGTACGGCGGTCACCCTGCTCTCGGCCCTGGGGCATCTGCCGCTTCCTCCGGTGGGTGGCTCGTGATCCGCCGCCTGTTCGTACGTCGCCGGCCCGCTGATCCCGAGCTGGAGCAGGCCAAGCGCAACACAGCGCGGTCCGTGATCCAGGCTCAGCGGGACCTGAGCGCGGCCACCGCGCGCCGGGATGAGGCAGCCCCGCTGACCAGTGCGCTCCGCCGGCACAACGCGGCCAACGGGTACAACAGGTGGTTGGAGGAACAGGTGCTGCGAGGGGGGCGAGGATGACCGCGTCCTACCTGATCCTGTACGGCCTGGGGTTCCTGGTGGCCGCGACCTTCCTTGTCGTGGCCCGCCCTCGTAGCTGGGTGGACAGCACCACCCTCAACGCCACGGGGTGGATTCTGATCACCGCGGTGACGTTCGCCCGGAGCCTGCTGCTAATCGGGCTGCACGGCGGCGTACGGGCCCCGCAGGGGTGGGGCGACGCCCTGGTATCGGTCGGGTCCCTGGCGGCCGTGGACGCCCTGTTGCTAGTCCGCGTGGTCTCGTTCGTGCGATACCGGCGCCGGGTGTAGGGTAGGCGCTCCCGCTCCGCACGACGAGGCCCCAGCACCGGATGACGATGCTGGGGCCTCGTGCCGTTCAGGACAGGCGATCAGTTCTCGGGTCCGCGCAGAAAGTACCGGTTGTCCTGGTCGTTCGGGTCGTCGGACGCATAGGTCCGGCCGTCGATCAGGGCGATATCCTCCGCCAGACGTTCAGGACTCATGTCGATCGGGTGATTCTGCTCCCGTTCCCGGGGCGTCTCTCCCTTGCCGTGCTTGCCCATCAGTGGCTGTCCTCCCGGGAGTCGCCGTCCATGGTGGTCTCGCCGGGCTCGGTCACGGGAATCGGGTCTTCCGCGTAATCGTGCTCCGGCTCGGGTTCGGGCTGATTGGGCACGGGTATTGCCTCTCGTTCGGTATCGGTGGTGGTGAACCGTAGTTGGTAGGCCCAGGTGATGTTGGTCGGGTCCAGCCCATGTCTGCGGACCCAGTCCACCGCTTCATTCCATATCACCTGGTACAGCTCGCGTGCGATTTTCCGGGTGGCCTCGTCATCCAGCGGCAGGGCACCCGTCTCGCGTTCCGCCATCAGGGCGCGGTGCAGCGCGTATTCCCCGGGGACCGTGGTCCGTACGATCTCGGTCTGTCCGCTATCGGTCGGGGCCGCGGTCATGACGAGAACTTCGAGGAGTACTCCGGGCAGTAGGCGCCCACCGCCGCGCCCATCAGGTACCCGGCCTGTCCCAGGTCCAGCCCGGACGCCGTGGACAGGGCCAGCCCTACCACGCTCACGGCTTCACCCTGCCCCAGATCGGAGCAGACCAGGTTGCCAGCGGCTATCAGCTGGGCGTCCGAGTAACCGCCCCAGTCCGGCGCTCCTCCGGCCAGGGCGGCCAGATATGCCGCGTCCTGGGTGTCCACGGCTGCGGCATTTGACCGCGGGGCTGGCAGGGAGCCGCTGGAACCGCCGACGTCGGAGCTGGCCACCAGGTAGCCCAGGGCACCCAGGATTAGGGCCACGATCAGATACGGGACGCACCCCTTGCCCCGGGGCGGGACGTCGCGGTTCGTGGTCATCGGTATCGCTCCGGGATCAGGAGTTGGATGGTGCAGGGGCTGTCGCCGACGTGGGTGAAACTGGCGTCCCGGACTCCCTGTGCCAGCTTGTTCAGGAGTTCGCGGCCATCGAAGTCCGGGTCGGACCCGTCCAGCGTGGCGGGACTGATCGTGTACTCGGACACGTACCGGCGGCCGTCCGGAAGGCCGAACACCAGGCGGGTCACCACTGCCGCGGCCGTGTGCTCCGGCAGGTACTCACGCTCGATCCCGTCCGGCTCCGTCGGTTCGGCCAGGAGATCGGTCATCGCGTGCACACCGCCAGGTACAGCGTGTAGACCAGCGCGGTGGACAGGGCGGCGAACAGCACCTGGGCGCCCGCGTCCACCAGGTCCCCCGCGCGTTTGCGCAGCGTCCATCCGATCGTGCCCACTACCAGCGCCACCGGAACGGCCTTGGGCGCGGGCTGGCCGCACGTACAGTCCTCCAGCGGGCGTCTACAGTCGGGGCAGACCTTCGGGGACGGATTGGTCACGCCCCGGTTCCTGAAAATGATCATGTCCTCTCGTTTCCCTCCGTTAATGAGATGCGTGCCCAGGGCTGGATTCGAACCAGCTTTACCCCTTAGCAGGTGATCATTCCTGTCGCTGGGCTTGCCTTTGGTACGGCGCATGACCGGCAGGATTCGAACCCGCGTCACTGATTTTGGAGACCAGCGCTCTTCCGATTGAGCTACGGCCACTGGGTGGCGCCTCCGCCGGGGAAGGGGCGGAGGCGCCGGTCTTGCGGGTGTCAGCCCTGCGGGGCGAACGGGTTGGCGCCAGGCTGGAGCGGCTGACCGCCCTGGTCCCAGGGGTTGCCCTGAAGTGCCTGCACCGGAGCCTGCTGCGGAGCGGCCTGCTGGCCCCACCCTGCCGGCGGTCCCTGGGGCGCCTGGTTGTACTGCTGGGCCGGGTGCTGCGCAACGGCCTGCTGGAACTGCTGAGCGGCAGCGCCCTGGATCTGTGCACCGAGCTGTTGGTCCGCGTTCGGGGCGAATTGCGGGATCTGGCCCGGCATGACGACCATGGACCGGTCGCCGTTCAGGTACCGGGTGGCCACCTCGGCGTCCTGCGCGGTGAAGTTCGTCTCCACTCCCCAGGCGTTTCCCTTGGCCGGGGGCAGGGTGCCCTGCTGGGTGTTGATCCGTCCCAGCACCATGTCAGTGCCGCCCACCAGACTGCGGAGCTGGCCGGTTACCCGGGCGCCTGCCAGGCCGATGTTCTTGAACTCGTGTCCGTCGAACACCTTGCCGCCGGTCTTGGGATCCGTGCTGACGACCGGACCTCCGTCCAGGACGATCACGTCACACTGCACGCTCTCGAACGTGGTACCGGGAGTGAGCGTGCTGTTCACGGTTTCCGTTTTCTGCGGCTTGATCAGCAGCAAGCGCCCGCGAAGGTCCGCCATCCGGGGGAAGTCCGATGTACCGGGGGCGGAGACGAATGTGGGAACCGGCTGGAACGGGATGACCGGAGCGGCCTGCTGCGGAGCAGGGTACTGGGGCGCCTGCGGGGCGTACTGCGGCTGTGCCTGTTGCGCGTAGGCCGGGTAGTTCTGCTGGTTCGGGTACTGCGGGGGGTACGTCACTGTGCGATCTCCTGATCTGTTCGAGTGGGCCCGGTCGGAGGTTTGTTCTGATCAGTTCTGTTCGGTTCTGCCTCCGACCGGGGTTAGCCCAGTAAGCGGAAACTGGTCCGCCATAAGGACTCGTGAACGAGGCGGGATTCGAACCCGCAACCTCCGCTGGGGCCTCCCCGAGGGGGAGGTCATGCGGCGCTCTACCGTTGAGCTACCCGTCCGGCCCTGACTAGGGGCTGTTACCAGCGCGGATACTCCCGTCGGAGCCCCGGCCTCCCAATCCGGTTGTCACGCCGAAAGGGAAATCTGTGGGTATGTTCGGTTAGTACGCCCCGGCCAGGGGCTGTTTCGGTTCAGTGCGGTTATATCCCTGGCCGGGGCTTCACGGGCTCCATACGTCCCGCTAGCTGAGTGTCCGGGAATCGAACCCGGTCCTGGATCCGGTTCCCGGTGAATACCAGGTCTCCCCTGGCTCCTGCCGGTACTACATCACCGCTGTTCCAACAGCACTCATGAGGACGATCAATCCTCACTGCCTCCCCGTATGCCTACGGGGAAATCCGTGGGTCAGTGCCCGCCGCAATCCTGTGTCGTCTTACCGCACAGCGGGCAGCGTGCGGGGGACCGGTGGTCGTTCATGAGGGTGTAGACCGTATTACGCATTCCGGTTCTTTCTCCCGTTCGGTGCCGGCGGCCCCGTGAGAACGGAGGGAAGGCACGGGGCCGCCGGGTCTTGGTATCGGCAGGAAGGCGGTGTGCCCGGATGGTGTTCCGCACCTTCCTGCCGAGGACTCCATCATGTCGTGTCCCGACTACCGCTGTCAAGTCCTGTCGCTAGAACGGCGGCTCGCCGTTCCCGATCTGGATCAGCTCGTCAAAGATCCGGTCGCCGGCAGGGAACGTCTGCTGCGCGGTGGCGTACACGGCGGCCTGACCGCCCTGGTTCTGCTGGAAGGCGGCCCGCATGGCATCCCGGGCGTACTGCCGGAACTGGTCCAGCGGGTCGGTAGCGGGCCGGTGAGCGGTCCGGCTGGACGGTTCCAGACCGGGCAAGGTCGGGGGCTGGACATGGAAGACCGGCGCCGCGTCCGATGCCGGGACGTCCACCGATTCCGCCGCGTACGGATTGACATTGATCAGTTCAGGCTCTCGGAACGCCTGGATCCGGTCCGCCGCGTCTGCGTCGTTGGCGGACTGCTGGGGGGTCGGGTAACCCCTCAGGTCCACCTGTGCGGGCTGCCCGTCCAGTCCCCGGACAGGACCGCCCGGGGCCGCCGCGTACGCCGCTTCCAGCGCGGCCGGCGGCCGGAACCCTGCCGTCCCTGTCCAGATCTGGGCAATGTCCTTGCCCTTGCGGGTCTTGCGCGTCTCTACCACCTGCTTCGCGAGCGTGGCCGCAGCCCACCCCTTGGTCAGGTCCACCCGGTACAGCGTGCAGGTACCCTGTCCCGCCGGGGCGTGCATGACGATCGCGTAGTCAGTCCGGACCTTGGGTGCCGGCAGCCACTGCCGGGTAGCCCAGTCCCACACGCCGTTCTCGTTGACGCCGTGCGCATAGCAGGCCAGCTGGATCGCGATGTCGAGCCACCCGTAGGAGAGATCCTGGCCGGTCTTCACATCCCCGATCACATGCTGTCCGTCGGGCGTGAGGAGGATCCTGTCCAGGGTGCCGGCCACCTCCAGCCCGCGATGGATCGTGGTCCGCTCGATCATCTCCGGGACGGAGTACAGGCCGGCTGCGGACATCTCGTTCCGGTACGCCAGCAGGTCCGGCAGGAACTCCTGCGGGATCGCGATCCACGCCTGTTCGGTCATGGACCCGGCGTCCATGTGCTCGGTGTAGGTGTGGACCGTGGTGCCGTGCGCGGCCTTGTCCTTGGCCCCGGCGGCGTTCTTGATCGACTCGACCATGCCA